GCCATTAGTTTTCGCGTTTCAGAAACCACATGAACGCTTGAGGACTAAATGGGCCAATTGGCTTTGGATCGCTGTCTACAACAAAAAGATCACCGTCAATTTCAATTCTTTCACAAATCTTGATCTTTTCATTAGCTTCCGAAGTGCTAACCTTGATTCTCACTGTGCCTTCAGAAGAAGGTAGATTTGCCTGTGCGCTTCCATCAAACAATTCTTGGTTTTGGTTATTTTCGTATAAGACAGTAGCCTCATAAGTAAACTTTGTTAATTCTTCTTCAGAAGAAAGGGAGGATGTTGGATTAGAGTTACCGTAGAAAGGATTATTCCCCCAAGAAGCCGTCTGCTTGGTTTTAACGTAAACATAGATATCTCTTGCAAATGTGTCACGCACATTCTGTAGTTCAGCCTGAATAGCTGCTTTTTCTTCTGCACTAAGTATATCTGCCATAATTAACTACGTAAAGAATCAATACCATCATCACCCAAAGCATCTGTGCTGTTCATTGCATCTGCACCATATACTTGTCTTGGGCCTGACTTGTATCTATTATGCTTAAATATCATATCATTTAAGTCGGACTTTGCTTGTGACGCAAGCTCGTTAAAGGTTTTTGCGATTGAATTTTTATTCTGTCTTTGGATTGTGGTATCACCTTCCTTAAGAACAGTCCAATCAGCAGTAGTGCCGTAGGCAGAATTTCGAAGCGTTTCTCGCGCCGACTTTTCGTAATAATGAATAGAATAAATAGACTTGAAAATCTCTTTCTCTTGAGGCATCAAGCCGCTACAATCACCAACATAAATTTCACCAGCATCATTGACTGTAAACTCTTCATTTACAGCAATGCTTAGTTCTCCAATATTAGCTTCCAGCCATCCAGATACGTATGATAAAGGGTAACTCCCAGTATCATTCGGGAAGTCATAGGTTACTATCTCTGTTGCAATATTCCCGAAGTCGTTCATAGGTTACTTAAATATCTTTAAATAACCTTACACTTTCTTCGTAGTTTGGATCTTTTTTATCTAGCTGGATTGGTCTAGCGGGAGCTGCAACAGTCACATCATGCTTTTGGGCATAGAAATCAAAAGACTTGATAAGAGCGCCCTTGAGTTGATTTCTGCCACCAGAAGGCTGAATGCCTACACGGGTTGCGAGTGTGGTCATGTCAGCAACAGACATAGAATTAAGATTATCTTTAAAAATGTCTCGATTCAGAGTGCGATAAGGGTTGGCATCTTTTACGCCAAGAAGCTCTTCAAGCTCTTTAGCTTTGTCAATTTGCTTTTGCTTTTCTGTGCGGTCTTTGCCGTCAGCTTCTTCAAAATCATCAAAATTTGGAGCCTCTTTCTCTGTTTCTTGCTTTTCTACCTTGAGTTGGTCAAGATCTTCGCTCGATGCGTTAAGCAGATCAAAGCCCTCTGTAGTGAGTTCTGCACTTTTAGGCTTATCCATCTCTTCATGTTCGATCTTGCCGTGAATAAGGTCTAGGCTTTCTTTGCTAAGTTTTTTCTTGCTCATAATATATAATATAGATTACACTAAAAAAAATCAAAAAAAAAGAGCCGCCCCTTTCGGAGCGACTCTCTTGTGTGGGGATTGATCGCGATTAGACAGCGATACCGACAAGGGCGCGGTCGTCAATGCAGACGCGGCCTTCTTCGACTTTACCGTAGTAACCGATCTTGTTCTGGCGAACGCTGAACTGATCGTCAACAACTACCGAAATATCGGAGTCGGTTCCTTCTTCGGAAACAGCGGGACGAAGGAGAACATCGCGGCTGCGGTCGATACCGATAACGATTTCATCGTCAGCTTGAGCGAATGTTCCAGTGTCACCACCGCCAACAACGGTAGCACCTTCTGCGGTAACAACAGCATCAAAGATTTTGTTGAAACGCTGGCCGATACCCATTTCGAGAACTTCGATAAGGTTCATGCCGTAGAAGTTTGGAAGACCACCTGCACCGTAGAGAGTCTCACGAAGAGCTTCAGGAGCAGCGAGGGAATCCTTTACAGCGGAAGCGTATGGAGCTTCAGCGGTGTTGATTGGGTTGTAGGACATTGCGCGAACTTCCTGAATGATTTCAGGGGAAACGAGCAAGTCGGTAACACCAACCTTAGAACCACCAGTAGGAGTTCCACCTACGAACGAGCTGTTGATACGCTTGGCCTTGGTCATAAGACGGTTAAGGTCATGAAGCACAAAACGGTCTGCTGTGGAGCTACCGATAATGTGGTCACCAGCGGAACCGCTAGTAGTGTCACCTTTAACAAGAGCAGTTGCAAGCACGTTAAACGCGGTGCGCTCTTGCTTAAGCATAACTTCTTGAGCCATGCGGGTAAAGGTTTTGGACACAACATCCACGCGAGCCTTGCGAGCATACTTTCTGTCAAACGCAAGTGCGCTGTCAAGAGTGTAAGTGCTGAACTTAAGTTCGTTGTGGGATGGGAATACTTGGCTGTAAGGAAGACCACCAGCTACTTGTTGAGAGTAGACTTGGATGTAGTCTTCGTCAGTAATTTCGTGATAAAGATCAAGAGGGATAGAAGGATTGTCATCTTCACCAAAAGCGATGGTGGAGAAGAGGTTACCAACTGTCACTGCGTTGTTGATCACTTCGCTAACCACTGGGGTAAGGAGTTGAGCAATAGCAGCTTGTGCCTCGTAAGCTTCCTCACGATTGTTGGAACCCATTGCGCGAACAAGGGCCAACTGATCTTCTGTTCTTTGAATGTTAATTTTCATATGAGTGATCTGGAGGGATTAGAGTTCAAGTTTGATGACTGCGTAAGCGCCTTCGAATGCGTCTGTGCTAGATTGACCAGCACGTTCGCCAGTTGCGATGAATTTACCAACTGCAACGTCTTTTTGTGCTTGATCTGCGTCTGCCCATGCAACACCAGTAAGTGTTCCATTAGCAGCAGGAACAGCAAGGGAGTTAACAGCAGGAGCGACACCGTTAGTAAGACCCTTTGCGTTAATAGTAAAGATGCCTTTAGTAGCGATAGGCACAGCCTGACCAGAAACAACGCATTGCAATTCTTCACGCTTAACAGAATCAAAGAGAAGGTTTTGGCCGTTCTCGTCATTAGCGCGAATGTCACGAAGCATAATGCCAAGTGGACGATTTGCATCACCAGTTCCAGTTACTTTGGTAACCTTGTAATTGACCTCTGGATAAGGGGAATAACCGTTACCAAGAACATTCTGGTAAGAATCGGCATCACCTCTTGTGGTCATGGAAACAGGCTCTTCTGTAAGATTAGCTGCGCTAACCATAACAACAGAACCAGCTTCACCCGTTGCAGCGTCCAATGCGTAAAAGTTAATTACGTCATTTTCGTCATATCCACGGTATGGGAGTAGTCTTGTAATTTCGTTTGCCATAATAGTTTGTGTTTATTTATTAGGAGATTTCGTATTTGAAAGATTCTTTTGCTTTTTCAAGTAGAGATTTTTCTTTGGTTTGTTCGCCGTTGCCGTTAGGAATGTTAGCTTCTGCTTCTTCCGTTTCGATTTCAGCTTCTTCTTCAACTTCTTCTACGGATGCTTCAGACTCTTCGGTTTCGGAAGCTTCAGCTTCTTCTTCCTTTTTGTCTTCCACTTCCTTAGAAGCTTGAGCTTCTTCTTCGGCTTTCTTGAGAGCTTCCTTATCCTTGTGAGCGAAGATAATTTCTACCTTTGCTTTGTAGGATTCGAAGGCTTCGTCTTCTTGACCGATAGTTTTGAGTTCAGCAGCGATGATTTCGTTTTCTTGTTCGGTAAGGTTATACTTGCCGTCAAAGAAGTTCATGCGAGCATTGAATGCTTCAGCCTCAGCTTTTGCTTCATTGTCTGCTGTAATCTGATCAAGCTCACTTTGCATTTTTTCATTAGCTTCTTTGAGAGATTTGATGCTCTCTTCAGCTTCTGCGCGAGCTTGAGCTTCAACTTCAACCTTGGACTTCCAAGTTTCGTTGTGTTGCTCAATAGTATCTTGCATAAGCTTGCCAATGGACTTAGCTTCACCGTCTTTTTTGACGACAGAAGCGACAGCCTCAGTGATCTGATCTACAATTTCTTGAGTAGTTTTATCTTCCATGTTGAAAATATTTGATTTGTTTGATGTTACATCTATTTTGGATTTTTGGGAATTTTTTTGTTCCTTGGCTACAGACTTGGATGTTTCTTCTTCTTTGCCAGATGGCATAATAACATGAACGCCTTCTACGTTAGCGGCAGGGTTCATAGTTAAACCCGCACCAAGTGGAATCACATCACCGTGGAAAACGCGGCCAACAATATTGCCTTCTTTATCCTCGCCTTTGCCTCCGAAACGCTTGAGGTATCCTCGATACTCCTCGTATTTTTCTGCCTCAATGTATTCGCAATCACACAAGTTCTTGCCAGCGCCTTTAGTAATCTTGAATTCTTTTGAGGCCAATTCCCAACTGGTAGAGATGCTCTTGTATTCATCGTTATCGCTGTCAGCGGCTTCAACAATAGCCTCTGCAAGTTCAGGAAAGATTTTTCTATAAATAAAACCAATCGCATTGATATAAAACGGCGTGGTCTTTTTTGCGAATGAATTTAGATCTTTATCTGAGAAATCAAATTCATCTTCAGAAAGTGTCGCATTGATCATGTGACCAATAATTTTGTGTCTCTTGTGTTCGACATTGATTGGCTTGTTAGCAAAACTCTTTACGCACTTAATTGCCGCTTCTGAGTTCATTGCGTCACCATTGGCATTGATTTGGTTGACAACAGCCAAGTTAAAAACAACAGGCAAAACATCAATATTGAGTTTAGCATTGAAACCCTTTGGAAGCATATCTTGAACAGACGCTTCTGAAATTTCCATATCATCAAAGCTTTGAATATTCAAAACTTTAATTTTTGGACAAAGAGTAAAATAGTTCTCTTTTTTATCTTTGGTCATATCTTCCCTTACACCGAAATCTTAGTAGAGTGATATAAAATTGCAGCAGACATATCATCCAAACTATGCTCTGCGCCCAACTGAAGAACTTCAGGATTTAACTCAAGCGTCTCGATATGCTCAAGGTCTTCTACAACTTTGCCAAGTTCAGCATCCCATTCGTTGCTCTCTTTCGATGCAATGATAGATTCGCAGATACGACCAACAAGCTCTTTTCTGTTTTCATCAAGCTCTTCGATACCAAACTTAAGAGCAAAATCTCTATAAGCTTTTGTTTCGAGTTCCATGACCTGAGTGGCAGCTTTTGTGATATTAGCTTTAACGTAAGAAGCATTCGACTCACCCATAGGTCTGCCGCCAGACGGGGAAGGATTGGTTGGGTTGCCAGCCTTGCCTTCTTTTGCTGTTTTTTCGGAAGGTGCTTGACCACCGCCAGCAGCAGGTGAAGACCCCTTGGTGCTTTTTGGCTTACCTTCGCCTTCTTCTCCTTCATAAATGCTAATACTGTTCACTATTGGTGCGTAGTAGCCTTTTTCGCGAGCTTCTTTAAATTTGTCTTGTTCTTTCTCCATTTCTTCCGCACTTGGGAAATCACCATGATGGATAACATCCATACCCTGTTCAGGAGTAAGAATGCCAAGCTCCATTAGACGAGTCGTAAGCTTGGTGAGATCAGAGTTGTCCAGAGTGTCTGTCTTGACAAAGTTAACCTTTGGACAATTCTTAAGACCAAGACCTTTGCACACTCGCTTAATTTCGGGCTGAAGAAATTCATCAACAAACTTTTTGCGAGACTCTTCAAGACGAGTCATAAAGATCTTCATCTTGAGCGATCCATCAGAATACTTAGTATTACCAATAAGAACGTTTTGAAGACCTTCTTCAATATCCTTGTTCAGAACCTCATACTTCTCAGCGCCCATGACCTTTTTCAAGTCAGGGATAACAAATTCTGCTTTAGTGGTATAATCAGAAACAAGCACACGACCAACACTTTCATTCTGGAAAATGTTTTGCATTGCGTCAATTGCTTTGTGGTTAATGCCACCCTTATCTGGTTCTGCGCCCATAGTTACAAGAAGAACCACGTTTTCAATGGAACGAGCAATAGCTTGGTCAATCTTTTTGAGTTCAAGCTTTTTATTCATGTCATCAAGGACAGAGAAAGCATATGGAACCGACAATGGTTCGTAATCTTGCTTCTTAGCAAAAATCGTATGAAGAACAGTAGAGTCTAGTTGGATTTCAGCACGACCAGATGTAAGGCTGTTTTTATTGTCGATGATCTGCTTGGTTCTATCGGGAAGAGAATCATACATCTCTTGTTCATGTTTGTTTTGCGGATTACGCAAGCGAGAAACCTCAAAAGGAGTCAGCACCTTGGCGTAACGGTTTTCAGAGAAAGATAGAGATCCTTTGGCGACAATATCCACAGGATTCAAAACAAGATAACGAATAGGAATTTTAAAGTCTTTAGATTCTGCGCCATATGATTCGTAAAGCTTTCCAGCATTGCTTGCTTTTAGCTTACCATCTACACGGTGAACAAAGAAGTTACTGGAGCGATAATACTCACGAAAGTATTGGCTTTTTAGATCGTTAAGATTGATGCGCTGAAACCAAGCTTGGACAAGCTTGCGAGACTTTTCACTACCACCTTCAAGATAAACATCAGCATCAGCAAAATCAGATAACAGATCAACCGTGCTGCGAAACGCTGCAATATTAAAGTAAGCCTTTTGGCAAAGCTCGATAGCATCCTTTGCGTCTACAGAGTCAGCAGAATATTCAAAAGGTAAAAGACCATCATTGATGTTCTTAAAGCGTTTGTTGATTGCTTTAGTTGCTGTAGAGTTTGTGCGACCTGTGGAGCGTTCAGCAGAACTTGGGCGCAGGGAACGAGAAGCTGTAGACTCATAGAAAGAGTCACCTATCATTTTTGGCTCAAAAGCTTCTGGCTCTTTATGAGCTAAAGACTCAAGACTTTGAGACTTGTTTTTTCTCTTCTCCCAATAATCGGAAGTCTTTTTATATTTTCTCTTTTTAGGGGCGTTTGCCATGTCAATTGTTACACTTTAACTTTTAGAAAGTCACTTTTTTACTTAATTAAACGAGGAATAAAATCGTTTACTGGTTTAGGTTTTGGTTTAGATACCATCATATCAAAGTAAACCTTAATAAACCAGTTACCAAGGATCAATGCGGAGTAGGAGTCTTTACGCGCTCTATGTGGGCCTGTTTGACGTTTTAAGTTTTGAGGCAGATCAAATGTCTGAGAACCCTGTGGGTTGCTTTTGACCTCAATATTCGCGCACTCAGACTTTGTAAGCTCAATAATACTTTTCTGGTGGTCAACAAATTCAACCATTCGCGCATTTGCTTTGTCAGCAAGAATCACGTTATCCCAAGTGATCTTAGAGATTGGGATATTCTTCTTGCATTGAGAATCGAAGTGGTCATCAACAGAGCGTGAGCCAAACAGAATACGGCGGTGGTCGATATTTGCCTGAAGTAGTTCATTTGCTGAACGAATCCATGAGGAGGTAGGCTTACGTAGAATACAATATTTGCGCCCAGTTACATTATAAATATTTTTTAATTCTTGCATATTAGCTTCGTATTCTTCTGCTTTATCAATATCAACACTCAAAACACCAATATGAATATTAGACTTCTTGAACAATTCGCTCTCGTTACAAGAATCAATAAATTGAACACCACCATTGTAGTCGCCGCAGATACCTACAACATTAAAGTTGGTTAACAGGTAGTGAAAATATTTCATATGATCCTTTAGAGTAACACCTGCGATAGCATAACTATGCACAAGGCATCCTTTTTGTTCTTCTTCCAACAGTTTAAAAACATGCATGGCAAAGTGGTCAGCGCTTGTGTTTCCTGCCCAGTTGGGGTCAAAGGCGATAATGTATTTGGCGCTAGGATCTCCTGCAACCTCTGCCGCAGGTTGTTCTCCATCTGGAATCGTGCAAGCAGACATTTTAGACAGACGGAAGTAACCATCTGATTCATCCACAAACTGCCCACCAAACTCTCGCTTGAACTGCATCTCACTCATGGTAGACTTTGCTTGTTTTAGAAGGTTTTTATCGTAAAGTGTGTTAGGCGCACAGTCGTAACTTAATTGCATAATGATTCGATATGCATCATCAGCAGCATCTTCATCGTTTTCTTCATCATTATGCTCGTAAACGCCAGAAATCAAATCACGGTATTTGCAATAAAGCTTATACATATATTCGAACTTATACGAAGGCGAGGAAAGAATGATTAGCTTATTGTTTGGCCAAACATATCTCTCAGATTCTTTCATTAAATCTTTCTCGATCATGCTTGTTTCTAGGTCATAGATTTCTTCACGCTCAGTTGGGTTTTCAACAACACCAAGGAACGGAAGAATAACCTCGTTGAAGATACTCTCAGGAATAGTCAAGAATTCGTCAAGAACCATACGGTTAAAACGGAAACCACGAAGGCGCTCACCGTTCGCTAGAGGCAGGGCAATAGCTTTTCCTTTACCAATAACCATTGTCCATGCGTCCGTGCCTTTAGTGAGCTTATAACCCGCTTCATGAGCCATCTGCGCTTCAGGTTTGCTCATGATATCCTCAATCTTTGCAAAAATCTGTTTAGACTGACGAAATGTTCCCGCAATCACACCGATATTAGCTGTAGGATTAAGAAGACATTCAAGGATAACATAAATAGCCGTAGAGAACGTCTTAGATAAACCACGCGAAAACACGAACATAGAGTAATCACCAATCATCATAGACTTGATAGCCATTTCTTGGAAAGGAAATAACCTAACACCTAGAAATAACTCACAAGTAAAACCAACGTTATTACGCAGAAACTTATAGAGATGATACTTTGCATCTTCTTCGTTTAAATCGCCCTCAAAGTTAATGATTATATCATTAACTCTTTTTGCAGAGAACTCATAACGGTATCTTTGTTTTCCTTTATCAAGCATGAGACTTTTCGTAGATTCTTTTCTCTAGATGATATTGAACATCAACATCCCACAGTGTTTTTCCGTGATAGAGAATTTTTGGAATGATTTTTTTTGCTCCAGCCCTGTTGTGGGCGAAGATAAATTGAAGGTTATTGGGGTATTTGGCAATCATGTCACGAACATTGTGCCACACAAAAGCTAGGTTGCTTCTAAAAGGATTACTGCGATTATTGATCTCTACTTGTGCAAGTGTAGACTCAACCACAACAAACATATAAGAATCAAACTTAACGCAGCGATCCATTTCTCTTCTGAAGCGCTCGTGGTCGCGTCCGAATGTGGATCTGAAATCATCTTCAGATTTACGGTCAACAAAAGTTGGAGAGAAGTGTTTTCCCGCCGCAGCATAGTCGCCAAAGTCTAGTTTATGAGAAACACCATTAGAGAAGTTCAATGGTCTTTGTTCGCGAGTGTCAATTAGGATCTTGATATCCTCTGGATTATCTTGCCAGAAGTCATGAGGAAGAGTGTCATTGAATGGGTTTTGCAAACCCACCTCTTTACAGAACTCATTGTAGTCACCCCATACATTTTCAATAGTAACGCGATTAGCAAGCTCATACAAATCATAGAAAGAGCTAGGAGGCATATATTTGAGTTCTTTGTGGTCAATCTTCTCTTTGAATTTTTTAAGAATGTATTCTTTGACTTGGTTTTTGGGCGCAGTCTTGACCCACTTCATGTAGTTGTCGAAAGACGTAAAGTTATCCGCGAAATACTGATCGTAGTTTTTGAAAGGAATTGGTTCTCCTGTGAATAGGTCTTGCTTTGCATAGTGCTTAGTGTAATAATCACCAATCCTATCAAAGTGTTTTTTCATATGCAAATGAAGTCCTCGCTTGCTGCTGAACTTCTCCCCACACTCTTTGCATGTCCATTCGCTCATAATAGTTCTTCTTTTGATATACCAAGGACACGAGATTTAAACTCGTCCATTCTTTCAAGTTCATCTGCAACATCGCTAACTGTTTGTAGGCGCATTTCTGCCATTTTCACCATGCGATCTCTTTCTTCCTTATCTTGAAAGGCTTCAACAAGTGATTCGATGGTTCCATTGCGTTGACCGCGAGCTTTAAGACGTTCCTGACGACTACCGTTCAAACCTTTGGAAAGAGCATCAATACGCTTCTCGCATTTATCGAGTTCTTCACTGGTGGTTTTGATAAGTTCAGTAAAACGCATACTAGCTTCTTGGTTACTGCCAGAATCTTCCAAGACCTTATTGAGCCGATCAAGACGAGACTGAATATGCTTTACACGCACGAAGTTGGCACATAGGTTAATGTATTGGTTGATTTCTTCAACACTAAGATCAATCTTATCCCATGCAGCACGAACAAACTCACTTTCAAACAGTTCACGATCTGCAACTTTGCAGTATTCGTTAATTGTGTGTTTGAAACGAGGACTATGCAGATACTTGATTAGTTTCTGCATCATTTTTTCGTGCTTGTTGCTTAGATT